GCTCGTTGCCACGCCACCGGCTCCGCATCCGGTTGCAGCGTGCCTTGCGTTGGGGCGGTGTGAGTGAATAGAGGCTCATGCTGCCACCAATTGGCGTCGCGCTCGTCGTAATACCATTTTTCGTCCGCACTACGACGAAAGCGATATGCAACCGGGGCACTCACCGTTGCTACCTTGGCGAGCACGGCGGATTCGATGGCGCGGGCCGATGCGTTATCCCATTGCTCGCCACCCATGCCTCCCGTGTAGCCACCAGCGTACAGTGCTTGATAGGCGCGGGCATGCACCGCTTCAATCTCGTCATCGCTCAATAGTTTGGTGCTCATGGTTTCACCTCCAATGGCAATATCCAATTAGCATCGAAGTCCGCCATCGCCAGAGCTGGACTATCTCCAAATCCCGCAACGCCATCTTGCAGATTCTCACCATAGAGAGCGCACCACTGGCTGCCATCGATGCTGATCGCTGGTCGGTAAATAACCGAAGGGCGCATGGTTTCCAGCGCTGCCACACGCTGCGTATCGGCAGCTTGCCCATACTCCGTTCTGACGGCCTCTATGGACAGAGCTAGGTAGTGGACTTGCTGACCGATCGCCTCCTGAAACGCTTCGGAAATATTGCCGCCCGAGATACGACTGCGTACGGCGTCATACGTGGCTTGATAGATATCGCTCATGATTTCACCTCCGCCGCGGCGGGTAGTGGATGCCACAGATCGAAGCTATACCATCTGCTAGATAGCCGGTCTAAACATCTATGGCCGAAATTAGTGTTCCCCTCGTACTTGCCCGAGAAGACATATTTATCGTAGATAACCACAGCTATAGAACCCCCCAGCTCTGGCAATCGATCCTCCACGCTGATCCACCCAGGCACCGCAGCAACAGGTGCAGCGTAGCGCAATGTCGAAAGCGTGAGAATGTCGGCACGAGCATCATCCAATGCGAGAAAGATTGCAGCTTCCGACATCGTAGACATGACCTTCGGATCGCATCTTTGCCAACTTTTGATCGTGCGGCGCGTTAATTCACGGTGCGTGAATGCTGCCTTCGCATTCGTGGGATCGGGGGTAGGGTGGTCAGGGTGGGTCATGCTGTTTCCTTAGAATCGATTGCTGAGAATGGTGAATGCTGCTGCTGCCACTCGTGGAACTTGGCCGTTTCCAAGGGCCGCAGTGCGGTCCACTGAATGGGCCATCCCATCATCCATTCGACGAAACTGGGAGGCCAGCGCCACCCAACGGCTGCGACTATCGCCAGACAGGTTTGCGTAACCCATAGGGTCATGCGCAAGCGGTTCAGATTGTTGCTTAGGCCAGGCCCGCGGCGAGCCCAGGATTTTGTTGGAGTGGGCAACAATCCAGATACGTTCGCGTAGGTGATCGGCGCCGAAGTCGGCTGCTGAAAACACATCCCACTGCGCATCGAACCCGATCGAGGCCAGATCTCCAAGAACGGTTCCAAGCCCCCTAGAAGTGAGAATTGGGCTGTTTTCCACGAAAACGTATTCGGGCTCCACCTCGCGAATGATCCGGAACATTTCCGTCCAGAGTCCACTTCGTTCTCCAGAGAGTCCTTTGCCGTTGCCAGACGCGCTGATGTCCTGGCACGGAAAGCCGCCAGATACGACATCAACAATGCCGCGCCACGGTCGGCCGTCAAAACTGCACACGTCAGACCAAATCGGGAATGGTCTGAGGCATCCATCGTTTTGTCGTTGCGCGAGAACTTGTGCGGCGTAGGCATCACGTTCAACTGCGCACACGGTTCGCCATCCAAGGAGGTGACCGCCGAGGATGCCTCCGCCGGCACCAGCGAAGAGCGCGAGTTCCCGCAAGCCTTCACCATCGCGGCGCTGAATATACAGCTCATTCATATTCCTTTACGGCCGAAGCCGATCCAGTTGAAAGTGCGGCGCAGGCAGTACGAGCGCACGAGCGATATTGCGGTGTAGAAGACGCCGAGGGCGATGTTTTGCCGCAGCGATATGTGCCACCCGAACAGCGGGAACAGCACTGCGTTAGCGGTCATATTGATGCCGTAGCCGACGATCACATTAACGATGGCCTCAGAGACACTTCCGCGCTTGGATTGACCTTGGCGTGTCATGCTGCCCTCAGATCCAAGCCAGCCTGCTTATCCTGCGCCGGTTCCACGCTGATGCTGATATCGCCGCCCAGCACCTCGTAGAGTTTCTTGACCTGCTCGATGGATTGATCGTCCATGTAATGCTCCTGTGGGGTCGTGCGTGGGGTTAAGCGGCTTTAGCGGCGTCAGCCATCGTCCGAATAGCGAAGTACACATCCATGCAGCCGGTCACATCAGCCATGGCGCTGTGCGCATTGACCAGGGGCTTGCCGGTGAGGTGGAGAACGGCCTCGGCCAGGTTGGCGGTCTTGTAGTGATTGCGGCCAGCGGCGATCATCTTGGCAGTGGGCGGGGCCTTGACGATGGGCGTAGCCATAATCGCCGTACATTCGGCCTTACCGTCTTTCCACATGTCGGCACATTGCGGCGCGTGACGCATGCAGGCGATTCGTACCAGGCGCGCATCAAACTGTTCGTTGTGGGCAATGCGGGTACGCTTTACACCCCACATTTCTAGGAACATTTCGATTGCCATGTGCGCAGGTACGCCTACGTCCATCGCATGCTCGGTGGTAATGCCGTGAATAGCCGCAACAGCGTCAGGAATCGTCCAGCCATCGGGCTTGATGACCAAATCGATACTGTTGATGATGTTTCGCGTGTCCAGGTCAACCAATGCGGCGGCTAACTGGACGATGTGCGGCTGGTCGGGATGCTCAGACGGCTCCTTGAAAAGCGGGAGGCCAGTTGTTTCCGTGTCGTAAAATAGGGCGAGATTCATGGTTATCCTTATGCGGCAAGTTTGAGGAGGTTTTCGACCAAGCCATCGACCTCGGCCAAGAACTGATTGACTGCGACTTCATGCGCCAGCAACTCTTCGAATGTGGGCGTGTAGCGATGGATGAAAAGCTGCAAGGGCTCAGGCATGCGTGGATCAAACGACACGAAATCGGCGAACTCGGCACCCGATACCCAAATGTTGTGCAGGCATTGCGGCTTGTATTCGTCGGGGATGGTCTGCGCTTGCATGTAGCGAATGTGCGTGGTGCTCTTTGGGCATTTTGTTTCGAGCAAACCGGTCTTGCCAGCCTCAACAAACAGCCCGTCCACGCTGCATCCTGCCGCGATGTTGGGCAGATAGAAGAAGCCGCTTTCGAGAGCAATATTTCCCGTCTGCTCTTCGTATGCCATGCGCGCAAATGGCTCGTTATCGACGCCCCACTGCATTTCACGCGAGACGTAGATATCGACAGCCGGTTCATTCGTGAGCTTCTCGATAGCCAGCTCAAACATGTAGTCGGCACGTTTGGCAGACCAGACGCCTTTCGCGGTTTTCGCCATCATGTCAGCCGCACGAGAGCCGGTAGCTTTGCCAAGTCGATCACGCTTCCATCCGTCCGTGCCCTGCTCGTGCTGGCAGATCAGGTAATCACTCATGTTGTGCTCCTGTGTCTTGCCCAAACCCCTCATCTTCCGGCGCACGCTCTTCATCGATCGTCTTGCCATCGTTGGGCGGTGTTGCTGTTGGCGTAGCTTCGCCGCGCAATATGGTTCCACGCTGCGTGACATACGCCTTGAACGCGTTGTAGACAGCCATGTCTTTGGTTGCTTTCACCTCTGCCAGACCATCCGTCCAGACTTTGGTGAGGGCTTGGGTGTCTGGCGCAGCATCTACCAGCTTGCGCAGGCGCGGCAGTAGGTCAGGATCGGCGCGTGGCGTATCTTTGAAATCAATACCCTCTCCACCATCGGTATTCAGGTGGTGAGTGGCAACATCGAGCCGATCCGTCTTCGGCCAGTATTTGCTTGCGCGCTTCACAACTGTCTTCTTTGCCATTTCGCCGTAATCGGTTTTCCAAGGCGATGACTTGCCGGATTTCACCGACTGAGATCGATTCATGATTCCATCGATATCGGCGCGAGACATGGTTTCGGTCAGATAATCACCATCAGCCGTCTTGGCAACTACATACGCACCGACAATCTCGCCACGATCCTTCGAGAACGGATTAAAAACGTGCGTAGGCGGCGCATCGTAGCCATTGAGGGCGAAGTTATCGTTCTCGTGAACAAGATTCGCCTGCGCCCATTTGATCGAACCTGTGGACACTGCCAGATCGATCAATCCCATATAGGAGATATCAAGACAGATCCGACCATCGCGTGGCACGAGATAGGCTTGCTTCTTTGCAGGGTTGAGACTGATCCCGATTGCGGCAATGTTGGTGATTGCGTTGATTACCGACTGCCGGTTCTTCATGGCAACGCCCAACGAAAAATCGTTTTGCTGGAGAACCTGTATTGCGAAACCCGCCTCACGCTCGAAGCTGATCGATTGATCTGACAGCACCGCAGCGAAAGCATCCCGCGTGTCGTAGATTTCTTGAGTGATGACTTGGAGATTGCTCATATTTTTCTCTTATCTCGCCGCAGAGTGCAAATACACTTGATGCTCCTCAATCGTCGGCAGAACGACTGCCATGACGATTGCGATGGCGAATGCGAATGCCAAGATGGCGAGTTCGAAGCGCTCTTTGATGGACCAGGGTTTGGGTTTCATGCTGGTTCTCCGATAGCTGAGCGCTCGCGCAAGGTATTGATCGCGTCAGCAGTGAATTCACTGCCAGGGGCATGGCCGAACCACTCGCAGGCGCTGACCACGCCATACGCTCGGATGACATTCTCGAATTGATCGCCTTCGCAGCAGATATCTACGGGTGGAATGTCACCGGGGCCACCAAAAGGAATTCTGCTCATTGCAATTCTCCGAGAGCTTTGGCGATGGCGGCGCGTAGCATGTCGCCAGTCGCAAACGTGGTGCCCATCTCACTTTCCGTGTTGGCGATATAGTTGAGTGCACGCTGAGCAGCTTCGAGCAGATCCGGCGCGGCGGCGATCAGGTGGGCGTTTGCAACCAACTCAGGAGTGCCGCCAGTGCACCCGGGGAAGTCGTCGTAGATGCACGCGTGGTTTACTTTGCCATTGCGCCACGGAAACGGGCCTACCTTGTGGCAAAGTCCGGCGCTCGTGCGAACTGTGGTTAGCGTCCAGGGCGTTGCGGTATGGTCCGTTTTCATATCTGCGACCGACAAAGGGCCGGGTGAGTGCGTGATGCTCATAGCGAATCCACCAAATGTTGAACGACGATTGCGATAACAAACGCGGCGATGGCTATCAGCGCGGCCAGTTCCAGCAGGAAAGCGGCTACTTTGCGAGCGGTTTTCATTGCGCCAACTCCTGACGCTCAGTTTCTTCATCGTCCATTTCGCCAGGCAACGAATCCTCGAACTGTTGCTTTAGCAATGCGTTGGCCTTGATGCCGACAAACTTTTTCAGTCGCACGCGCACGGTTTCCCCGAAGTGCGGGTATGCCATTGGCGCGAAGAGGTGCCCGTATGTGAATTCTTCTAGGCTGATCGACTCATCGCGGAGGTATTCGAGCCACCATGTGCGATCTTGACCGAATGCGCGCTCCGATTCGAAGAAGATCAGCGCAAGAATGTCGCGGACGGCATGCTCCTCGCTGACGGTAGGCGGAGATTGGCGCGGCTCTTCGTAATCGCCGGTGCGAGTGAAATCATCGCCAGATTGGAAGATCGGGAGGGCGATCATTGATAACTCCGAACAGAAACGAGGTTGCCGAAATCGTCGGTGACGGCATCGTGCATGACTGAGGGTATCCAGCCTGGGCAGCCCGGGGTGAACACTGTCACTGGTACTGCGGATACCCGTAGCCAATGCCAGTCGGCGGCGTCATTCAGGGCGAACCCGTTAGAGTCGAAATACGTTGTGCCTTTCATGACTATGCGGCCGGATTAGCAGTAACCCACTCTTCGGCCCATTCCAGCGCGAGCCTGCTGAAAGGGTTGTTCTCGGGCGTATGGCCCTTGCTGATGCCAAAGAAAAATTTCTCTATCGGCCTCGTCGAGTCGGGATGTAGATCGCCAAGTTCTTGGTAATTTTTCCCGCGTACGTTAGCGATGGTGCCGACAAGGCAAGCGCATTCGCCCTCGTACGTAGAGCCGTCTACCTTGCCGTCTTTCAGTGCGGTGATTAGGCCCTGCACTTCATTGGGCGCGGCGGAGAGCACTGCAAACATGTCGTCGCGGATTGCGCTCAGGTTCGCATCGCTCAGGTTCGCACGGCGCAGGTTCGCACCGATCAGGTTCGCATCGATCAGGTTCGCACCGATCAGGTTCGCACCGCCCAGGTTCGCACCGCCCAGGTTCGCACCGCCCAGGTTCGCATCGCGCAGGTCCGCATCGCGCAGGATCGCTTTCGCCGCCGTCGCCTGTTCGAGCGCAACACGCGTCCGCAACCCGCTCGGCGTATCGCTCGGAATCTCAGCCGTGAATAGGACGACCTCAGTGAGGCGGTGCTTGATTTGGATTTGGATTGTGTTCATCTCGTTCTCGCTGGATGGTTGGGGAGGGGATGAACGAAGGTTAGCGTAACGCTCATGAGTAGCGCAAGCTTTATCTAAGCGTAACGCTAAGATAATTTGTAACTTGAGAATTTTTGACGAAAAAAAAACCACCCGAAGGTGGCGATCTAGGTGAGGGTGATTACTGCGTGGTGCAGCTCACCATGTTGCCGTAGCGTGTGCAGCTGGTCGTCGTCGGCGGCGTGTAGATAGGGTGCGCTGCCAGATAGCCCAGCATGGCGGCGTTGTTTTGCGCCCGAACCCTGGCGGCCTCTTCATTTTGGCGTTGCTGCTCGGCGTTGTAGACCTGGGTATCGTCATTGGTTGTTTTAAAAAACCAAGCCAGCATGTCTGCTCGCCATTTGTTGTAATCGCCGTAGGTTATCGATCCGCTAAAGAGAGAGCCGCGCACCACTCGCTCCTGATTAATCATTGTGTTGTAGGCGAGACTGACGCCGGGCGCGCTGTACATATCAATGAAACTTCGCGTGCGGCCGTAGCATTCAGACCATGCCCCGTCCCAGGCTGAAAGGGCTGCTTTCTGCAGCGCGTCCGGGCGACTTGCGTCGGCAAGCTGCGTCATTGTCGCGGCGTGGTCTTCGAATGGAATTTTTTCCCGCAAAATCTGAATATCTGGATTTTGCCCGGCCGCGGCGCAAACCACGCCATTGGCTACGCGTGTTTCCTGCATTTGCGCGTCTCGCTTGCGTTGCTCCATTTGGGCGCAGCCAGCCAATAAGGCACAGACAATCAGTCCGCATACCGCTTTATTCATGATGTCTCATTGTTTTGGATACCGCCCTACGGATAATAGGAGCGGGCAGTTATCGACTGCCAGCCACAGCCTAGGCCGCGTTGGCTTTTCTTTGGTATTCCGACTTATCCCAGGCGTCTATCTCGGTTAATGCCCGGCCCTCGATTATTCCTTTTACGGTGTCTGGAATCTTTGCCCACTGCTCGGGTGTGATTCTCTGGAACGGCCACGGCGCACCGCTTTCCGTAGCGTGGTTGATATCTAACCAATTCTCTCCTTTACCTGCCTTGCGCTCTATGTCGCGGCAAGTCTTCGCCCGCATGCCTCGGGCAACGCCCGTGCGTGAATCTGGCGACGCATTCAGCCATTGACTTACCTGCGATGGGTCTTTACCGATTGTCTCGGCCAGGCGCCCAACGCCACCCAACTCGGTTACCAGTACTGCAAGGTTCGCCCTGCGGATCTCGTCAATAGTCATGGCTTGGATTTGATAGCAACAGGCTAACTTTATGAATTAGCGTTACGCTTGCGAAAATGCTTGTCGCCACATGAGCGTTACGCTAATATCGACTTATGAAACTAGCCGAATACCTATCCGAAGCCAGGGGCCGCCAAGCTGCGCTGGCTAAAGAAATCAAAGCTCACGCTCCGGACGTGAGTCGGTGGGCGACTGGCGAAAGGCCCATCCCCGTGGAGTTTTGCCCTGCTATTGAGCGCGTCACAGAGGGCGTCGTAACGCGCCGCGACCTTCGTCCCGACGACTGGCAACGCATCTGGCCCGAACTCGCCACCGAGAAGGTGGGTTGAGATGGGTGACGCCGATTTCAAGCAGGCGATGCTTTCTGAGCTACGACAGATCCGAGAAATCCAATCGGGAATTCTTGCCCATCTTCTAGCTCGGCCACCCATGCAACTAAATGCGCTGGCACCGTCAACGCTGCGAAATGAGGCGGTGGGGCGTCCTTTTGTGTGGGCGACTCCATCCGAAACATTCCAAGATCCGTTGCCGAGACCGACGTACACAGCAGGTACAGAAAATACAAATCTTCGGTCTCTCCTGTTGGGTGCGCAGGCTTCTCCAGAAAGAACTGAAGTTTCGAGGTCGCTATGAGTGGCATCAAGCTCATGTCGTGCCGTATCGCTACAAAGAATTTCTTCATGGTCAGTCCCTTCCTCAAGTGTTTGCGTCCTAGTAACCGCAATCATAGTGGGCTGGGGCTGGCCGCCCGTTTTGCTGCTGCGTGAGTTCATGGCCTTTATTTTCGCCCGCGCCCACGCTGTCATTCATTCTGTAACCCCATTGAATTTTCCTAAGAAGCGAATCTGAAATGCATACGCAGCTCGTTCCCCACGCACCCTTTGCCGCACCGGGACTTGACGGTATGCGCTTCCTCCCTGCCAGTGAAATCGCGAAGTGCCAGACGTATCGCGATGCAGTCTTGCTCGGATGGGAGAACAGGTCGCGCCAGAACATGACGCAATCGACGTTGGGAGAACTATGCGGTTTGTATGCACCCCACGTCAGCAGCTACTTAAATCGTAATCCGCTGGATCGGCAGGGCAAGAAGCGCTTGGACTTACCGCCCGCTTGCATTGCTGATTTCAATCTCGCAGTGGGTAATTACGCGGTGGCGCAATACCTGAATCGTTTAGGAAAATTAACCATCATGGAAGAGCTTATCTCGCAGAGGATTGCATGAACGAGACAGAAGCGCGAGAGCTTATCCGGCACGCATGCCGAGATTTGCCGAAGGGCGCTAGAGATAGTGAGGTGGCCTTTCTGCGTGCAATGAAATGGCTGGAAATACAAAATCCAGAGCTTAGCGAGGCATTCGAAATGATTGGACTGCTGCGGGCGCAGGACGAACACGAGACGAGGCACTGATGGACCGCCAGCCCTTTACCGAACGCAAGATCCTACTGCGCACAGAGACGCAGCGAGACGCGCTGATGTCGATTGCGATGAATCTGCCGCTCGACTCATCCAATCCGCTTGAGATTGTGGTGCGCGAGGTGGTCAAGCCTCGCAAGCGTTTGCAGAATGACTTGATGTGGGCTGGCCCCTTGGCTGACATCGCCGAGCAGGCCTATGTGTCCGGGCGCGCCTTTACCGCTGATATTTGGCACGAACACTTCAAGCTGCTGTTTTTGCCGGAAGGGTTTGATGCTGCGCTGTGCAGGGAAGGGTATCGCAAGTGGGATATCACCCCTGCTGGTCAGCGCGTGCTGGTGGGCAGCACCACGCAGCTAACCGTCAAGGGCATGGCGCAATACATCACGCAGATCGAAGCCTTCGGTGCTGACCTGGGCGTTGAATTTCATTCGGTGGCGGCATGAAGCGCTCAGCGCTCCTGCGAACTACACCCATGGCACGTACGCCTATGCGGCGTCGTGCACGCAAAGCTCGTCCGGGCCATGACAAAGCCTATCTGAACGCCTGCAAGGGGCAATCGTGCTTCCTGTCGATCACTGGCGTATGCCGCGGTGAATCGGAAACGGTCGTTCCGTGCCACGCTAACTGGGCGGAATACGGGAAGGGCATGGGCATCAAGGCAAAGGACATATACACCGTACCCGGCTGCGCGCGATGCCATGCCGAGTTGGATCAAGGATTCTCGCTCACCAAAGAGGCCAAACGCGCCGTTTGGGAGTGGGCCTACACACGCTGGTCAACGGTTCGGGATAAGGAAGAGGTATGACACAAGGATTCGTCTACGCATTAAGCAACCCCTACATGCCCAATGTCTACAAGATTGGGATGACTGAACGCAGCCCCTTTAAAAGAGCGGACGAGTTGAGTAATTCGACATCCGTCCCTTGTTCATTTCAGGTGATGATGTTTATCGCTGTCGACAACATGGAGGAGGTTGAGTCTGACGCCCATCAGATGATGGTGAATGAGCGGATCGCAACCAATCGAGAATTCTTCCATTGCCAGGCACGTGAAATCTATTGGGCGCTTTCTTCTTTCGATACCCAAGCCAAATGGATGGATCCAGATTTCGAACATTTGGTTGATGTCCAAGAAGATGCGTTTAACCGCGAACAAGCTGCATTGCGCGCGTCGATCCAGGTGGGCCCTCAGTCGAACGTTGTCTCAATGCTGGTTGACTAGCCCATGTCGAATCAATGGCTCCGCCTTTGGCATGACATGCCCAACGATCCGAAATGGCGGACCGTTGCTCGAATCGCGAACCAGCCGATTTCGCTTGTGCTTTCGGTGTATCTGCACCTTCTAGTGGACGCGTCACGCAACGTCACGCGCGGTCACGCCACTGTCACGCACGAAGATTTAGCAAGCGCACTCGACGTGACAGAAGAGGTTATCAAGGCGATTTTGGCCGCGATGCAAGGTCGCGTTTTGGATGGCATTAGGCTGTCAGGATGGGAACTCCGCCAGCCTAAAAGAGAGGACTCTGGCGACGAATCTACCGGGGCAAAGTCCGCTGCACAGAGGAAAAGGGAGCAACGTGAGCGTGCTCGTTTGCAAGGCTCCGAACCTGCCGATCAGCAATGTCACGATGAGTCACGCAGTGTCACGCTAGATAAAGAAGAAGATAAAGAAGAAGATAAAGAGAAAGATAAAGATAAGAAAACAGAAAAGAAAGAACCTAAACCCGCTGCGCGTGTTTCGTCGCTCTCGGTTTCCGACCTGAAAAAGTTTGGTGTCGCTTCCCAAACTGCAAACGAATTTCTTTCAATCCGGAAAAGCAAGCGCGCCCCGTTGACCGAACTCGCAATGGCTGGAATCAGACGTGAGGCCGATATCGCAGGGTTGAGCGTTGATAACGCTTTGAGGAAATGCATCGAGCGTGGCTGGCAATCCTTCGACGCCTCATGGGTTCAGTCGCGCGCTGGTCCTGCCCATCCAGGCATGAACAAGCAAGAGGCCCTGGAAGCCAGCAACCAAGCCGTAGTTGAACGCATGTTACGGAATTCGCTATGACCCCCGACCAAAAACCCAAGTTCCTGAAACTGATCGCGGCGGTGTTCGCCTTCTATCGACAGGATACATCCGAGTTTGCGCTGAACGTCTGGTGGCAAGCGGCAACGCCATTCGACTACGAAGCCGTTGCAGACGCGTTGAACCGGCATTGCGTGAACCCGGATAACGGCCAGTTCATGCCAAAGCCTGCCGACGTGGTGAAGATGCTCCAGGGGTCTACCAAGGATTCCGCGCTGGTGGCCTGGGCGAAAGTCGACAAGGGCATCCGGCAGATCGGCACCTACGCCACGGTGGCATTTGATGACCCGATCATTCACGCGGTGATTCAGGAAATGGGCGGATGGGTGGCACTAGGCACGAAAGAAGAGAAGGAATGGCCGTTCATACGCAATGAGTTTGAGGCCCGATACCGCGGCTTCAAGGCGCGCAACGATGTCCGTGAATATCCGCACGCGCTGGTTGGCATTGCCGAATCTCAGAATGCACAGTCGGGCTTTCCGTCAGATCCCCCGGTGCTGATTGGCAATCCCGAGGTCGCCAAGAAGGTGCTCGAGAACGGCTCTGACAAGCCGACGATCAGCTTCACCCGCGTACATACCAATCTGGATCAATCGGTGCCGCAACTCGAATCCGAAAAGGACGAAGCATGACCGACCACACCGAAATCGCCCTCGATCCGAACGCGGGGACGCTGAAGGCAGATTGCACAGATTCGCAAACCGTCGAAATGGTGTCTTTCACCATTCCCGGCCAGCCGGTGGCGAAGGGTCGTCCACGGATCGGTAGCCGAAACGGGCAGGCCATGATGTACGCCCCTGAGAAGACGGTGAACTATGAGGGCGTCGTCAAGCTGTTTGCGGCTCAGGCGATGCGAGGGCGTCCGCTGATTACCGGCCCGGTGCGACTGGTCATGAATGTGGCGCTGCAAATCCCAGCATCGTGGTCGGGCAAGAAGCAGCGGGCGGCGCGCACTGGCGAGTCGCTGCCCACCGGAAAGCCTGACGCAGACAACGTTATCAAAATGATTTGCGACGCGTTGAACGGCGTGGTTTGGAAGGACGACAGCCAGGTCGTGAACATCGATATGTGTAAGCGCTACTCGGACGAGCCGAGTGTGAGGGTGCGTGTGCATCAAATAGGAGAGGGAAAATGACACCAATCATCAGCAAGACCGCCACCGGAAAGTACGTAGCCGAAGGGGATGGCGTGAGGCGCATAGCCTGTTCGCCGGATGAGGCCATGGAGGCGTGGGTAAAGGGGCGTGCTGCGAGGATCGCCAGGGATCGAGCAGCGGCACGTTCGGCTCGATTGGCTGCGGAAGCGGCGATGCCCAAAACAGAGGCCCGCACACCGCCAGCATTCAGGCCGCTCAAATTCGGCGCGGGGCTGCTCATGGTCAATGCTGCTCGTGCACGGGCTGCGCAGCCGCCGATGATGAGCGTGACGGGGGATGGGCGCGGATGGGTTGAGGGTGGTGATTCGCGATGATTACCTTCGTGCTCGCGATCTGCATATTTTGCGCCGTGCAGATATTCACCAGATTGGATTTTCTACTCCACGGCGTTGTGCCTGATCGGACGTATAGCGACATGGTCGGGGCCGTCCTCGCGGCGCTGTTCGTTTTAGTGTGGGGCTGTTTGTTAATAAAACGGGAGAAATCTTGAATTACGGAATCGGTGTTTTGACGGTGCTGGTCATGCTTGTTATTGCCATATGTGGCTATTGCATCTGGCAGGATTCCCGCGACGGGTGGGATGGATGCATCGAGGGGGAGGGGGAATGACACCGAATCCATTTGAGGATCACGATCCGGTCGAGGATCTTTTGATCCGGTTCTGGTATCCGTCCCTGTGCGCCTATCGGCCAAACCTCGGAACGGGCCAGTGCTCGCCCATGTTCAGGGATACGCAAAACAACGCCGGGAACGTCTACCACGACGACTCAGACGCAGCGGACGCGGCGGACCGAGCAATCCATCGCATCATCGCCAAATCGGTTGAGGCATGTGTAGATGCATTGCCAACATGGCAGATGCGTGTGGCCGTTGAGCTGCACGCTGCAAACCGCTCAGGCGCGCATGTGTGGGGCAACGCACGCATGAGCCCTGACCAATTGCTCGAAGCGTGGCAGGAGGCTCGGATTCTCCTGCAAACGGCATTCGCGCAGCGGGAGTTGTTGGAAAAGGTTGCAAAAATGACGCAACCCTCCGATAATCCGCACAGAGGCCGAATAGCCTCCAAAATTTGAGCCTCGTCTGAGAAATCGGCCGGGGCTTTTCAATTGCCGCGCATCCTTTCAGGGGATGGCGGCTTTTTTTATGCCCGGAGAGAGCGATGGACGAAACCACTAGCACCGAACAATCGGTCGAACTGATGCCCGATGCGCCGACTGCGCCTGTAGCCGATGCGCCGGTTGTTGAATCTGGCGAGCCGGTTGCGTCCGAACCCAACCCCGACCTCGATCCCGCCGACCCCGCCAGCCAAACGCGTCAGCCCGGCTCCGTCGTCGTACCGTATCCCGCTCCCGCAGTGGATATGACCGTTGCCACTGTGCCTGTTGCGCAAGCTAAGGCCGAGAGGCGCAACTTGCTCGATGAGATCGAGGCAGATTTGGTGATCCTCGAAGGCCTGCCTGCGCATTTGGTGGACAAGATCCGTGCCTATCTGCGCGGCAAGAAAGCGGACGTTTGACAGCTTTAGCATGACCAAAGCACCGAAGGCCTCGCCCGTAATTAAAACGGGTGGAAAACCTTTCTTTGCCGGTAAACCTGGGCCAGGTCGCCCGAAGGGTTTGCAGAACAAAACCACCATCGCAGCCAAAGACGCAATTGCCCAGGCTGCTGAGCAATTGGGTGGTGCAACGCGCCTCGTAGAGTGGGCGAAAGAAGACCCCGCCAACGAACGTGTGTTCTGGGGATCGATCTATCCCAAGCTCCTACCGTTACAGGTTACGGGTGAGGGTGGGGGTCCGGTCATGTTCGCTGTCTCGGACATAGACGAGGCAATATGAAGCTGAACGCCAAGCAACAGGAAGCGCAACGCATCCTGGCCGGTGCTGCTACGCACGTCATGCTGTTCGGCGGCTCACGCTCGGGTAAAACATTCCTGCTCGTGCGCAACGTTGTACTGCGTGCGTTGAAAGCTCCTGGATCACGTCACGCCATCCTGCGATTTCGATTCAATGCCATCAAGGCGTCCATCATCATGGACACGTTCCCTAAAGTAATGGCGCTAGCATTCCCAGGCGTGGAAGCGCATATCAACAAAACAGATTGGTTCGCCACGTTGCCCAATAAGAGCGAGATTTGGTTCGGTGGGCTGGATGACAAGGAGCGCACCGAGAAGATTCTCGGCATGGAGTTCGTCACCATCTACCTAAACGAATGCAGTCAGATTCCGTGGGCGAGCGTAGGTGTTGCATTAACCCGGCTCGCACAGAAGGCCATTCAGAAGATCAAAGGCCGCGACGACACCGAACTGACGCCGCGCGTGTATTACGACTGCAACCCGCCATCGAAGGCGCACTGGTCGTACAAGGTATTCCGCCAGAAGACGGACCCCGATTCCAAGCAGGCCAATCCCAACCCCGACAACTACGCCAGTTTCCAGATTAACCCAATGGATAACGCCGAAAATCTTACATCCGGCTATCTGGAAACGCTGCGCTCGATGGGTGCTCGTCTGCGCGCCCGGTTCATGGACGGCAAGTTTGCTGATGCCACGCCAAACCAGCTATTTACCGAAGAGAACATAGAGCAATACCGCATCATTGGTGGCGAACTGCCTGACATGGTACGCATTGTCGTTGCTGTCGACCCGTCTGGATCCGGCGATGTGGATAACGCGGATAACGATGCGATTGGCATCGTCGTCGCTGGCTTAGGAACAGATGGCAATGCCTACCTGCTCGAAGACTGCACCGTGAAGGCTGGCCCTGCGACATGGGGCAAGATCGCCACGGATGCCTATGACCGCTGGAATGCTGATGTTGTTGTAGGTGAGACGAACTACGGTGGTGCAATGGTGGAATTCACCATCCAGACCGCGCGCGCCAGGACGCCATATCGCGCTGTCACTGCTACGCGCGGCAAGGCTGTGCGTGCCGAGCCAATCTCAGCCCTGTACGAGCAAGGCAAGGTGCGCCACGTCGGCAACTACCTGGATCTTGAGGACGAACTCATCGCGTTCTCGACCTTTGGCTACACAGGCGCATCGTCGCCCAACCGTGCAGACGCGCTGATATGGGCCATCACTGCCTTATTCCCTGGCATCGTCAAACCCAAGAAAGAGGCTAAACCAAAAGTGCACGAAGAACCATCATCCCTCGGCTGGATGGCGGCCTAAAAAGGAACAACCATGCCCGTATTAACCCAGAACCAAGTGATCGATTCAACGGGCCAGTTTCCGCTCGATCCCGACTCATTGAAGCATGTATATACGTATGCTGGCCCTAATGGTGCGCTGGATACCGACACATGCACAGACGGCGTGCACACGTGGATCAAAACGTTCACCTATACCGGGACGTCCATGACCGGTGAATCCGCGTGGGTGAAGCAATAATCCTCGGCGATACGTTGCCTGTTCAGGCGCAAGGGTAATCCGTGGCTGACGACAAGGACGACACGCTCGCTACCGCTAAGCAGCGGTTCAGCGACGGCAAAGACGCGTTCAAGGACAACCGTGATCGCATGGTGGAGGATCTAAAATTCTCCAACCCTGCGGATCCGCAGCAATGGGATCCGGCTATACGCACTGCGCGCGCATCAAACGCCAACGGTGCGCGGCCCTGCCTGACATTCGATCAGACGAATCAATACATTGCCCAGGTGGTCAACGACAGCCGGCAGAACAAGCCCGGCATCAAGGTCATTCCTACTGCTGACGGTGCCGACGTTGATGTAGCGCTGAGGCTCGAGGGATTGATCCGGCATATCGAGTATCAATCTCGCGCCTCAATCGCCTACGACACTGCTATTGAATACGCTGCCCGTATTGGCCTAGGCTGGATTCGCATAGTGACTGAGGTGGTGAACACCGAGAAGAACGAGCAGGAAATCCGCATCAAGCGCGTGCATGACCCGCTCTCGGTGGTGATTGATCCCAACTCCATGGAACCTGACGGCTCTGACGCCGATTGGGGATTTGTCGAAAGCAAGATGACGCGGGAGGCGTTCGAGAAGGAATACCCGGACGCAGAGCCTGTTGCATGGGAAGGCAGTTCATCGCGTGATGACTGGTGCAGCAAGGACACGATCCGCATTTGCGAATATTTCTATAAAGAGCGCACCTCCACGAACCAGATATTGGTAGCTGGTGAGGATGGCACGCCGCAGCCCGTAAGCGAGGAAGAATATTGGGCATTGCCGCCTGACCCGATGACAGCTACGCACCCGGCTCGATTGGGTAATTTTGCTGCGGAGAAAGTCACGGTCAAGTGGTGCAAGCTGAATGGTCAAGAAATCCTTGAGGAAACGAATTTCCCGAGCGTCTATATTCCGCTGATCCCTGTATTGGGCGACGAGCTATGGATCGAGGGCGAGCGTTTTCTGTGCGGCATGACCCGCCGTATGCGTGACGCGCAGCAAGCGTACAACTACGAGCGCACCTCCTACATCGAGCAGGTCGCGTTGCAGCCGAAAGCTCCATTCGTGGGTGATATCCGGGCGTTCGAGAACTTCGAGGATGAATGGCGCGGCGCTAACACGTCAAACCGTGCCTATTTGCCGTTCAACGGCGTAGACGGTGAAGGCAATCCAATTCCGAGGCCTGAGCGTCAGCAACCGCCAGCCATGTCGCAAGCATTTATCGAGGGCGGGCAGTTAGCACTGGCGGACGTGCAAGCCTCTATCGGCATGTATCGCTCGAGCCTGGGCGCACCGAGCAACGCCGTCTCAGGCAGGGCCAAGCAGGCTGATGAGCGCCAGGGCGACACCGCTAACTTCCACTACGTTGACAACCAAGCACGCGCTATCGAGCAGCTTGGCCGCATCATCGTTGACATGGTGCCAATCGTCTACGACACCAAGCGCCAGGCGCACATCACAGGTGATGATGGCAAGATCGATCAGGTAACGATAGACCCGAATCATCCGCGGGCGATCACAAAGCCGCCTCCCGGCCAACCTGGCCCGGTAGTCATCAATCCAGGCGTCGGTACCTATGACGTACGCGTGCAGGCTGGCCCAAGCTATTCCACCCTGCGGCAAGAGTCTGCCGAAGCTATCGGCAATATTCTGCAAACCAGCCCGCAATTGATGGCGGTGCTTGGCCCCGAGTGGGCAAAGATGCAGGACTGGCCGAACGCCGAGAAGATCGGCCGCATGCTGCTCGCTATGGCGCCGCCGCAGGTTCAAGCGATCGAGCAGGGCGACACCGAGATTCCGCCAGCCGTGCAAGCGCAGATGGCGCAGATGAAGCAGCAGATCGAGCAAATGGGTCAGCAACTTCAGCAGGCCAATCAAAAGCTCGAATCCGACTCCGTCAAGGAAATGGGCAAGCAATACAGCGCTGCCGAGGACCGGAAGCTGGCGTGGTATTCCGCCGAGACAGCGCGCCTTACCGCCATGAAGGGCGACTTCAATCCGCAGGAAATCGCACAGATGGCCGCGCGCGTCGTGATGGACACGATTAGCACGCCAGCAGATTCAGGTGGTGGACAACCTCCGATGCCGCCGCCCGGAATGGGCATCCAGCCGCAGGGCATGCCGCCAGGACCACCGCCTGGCGCACCGCCTGGAATGCCTCCGGGCATGCAACCCCCAACACCACAACCACCTCCGGGTGGTTTTTTTACGCCCAATTCAAACCCACTTGGCGGGGCTTCGCCATGACCTACTTAGCTGAGAGCTATGGACATTGAACTGAACGTCGCACCTGCCTTGGAGACGGAAAACACACTGGCTGACACCGCGATTGAACAACCCGGTAACGCGGATACCGACAACACCGAAGGCGAACCTCCTGAGCTAACTGAAGCCGAGAAAAAGGCCGCAGACGCTGAGAATAAATCAAAGGCGCTTGAACGGCGCATCAGCCGCATGACTCGCGAGAAGTATCAGCGAGAAGCGCAGTTGGATCAGTACCGCCAAGCCGCCCCAAAGCCGACGGAAACAACCAATCAGCCATTGACGGAGGAAGAGGTAAACCGCCGTGCGTCAGTTATTGCAGACGTGCGCGAATTCAACGCCAAGTGCGATCGTGTGAATTCGACTGGAACCAAGCAGTTTTCAGATTTCGGCAAGGTATTCGCGGAACTCTCGCAAGAGGTTCCAACGTTTGTCGATAACCGCGCCACTCCATTCATGGAGGCGCTTCTGGACGCTAACGATCCCGCCGCACTCATTCATCACCTTGGCACGAATCCGGATCTTGCATCCGAATTGGCAGACCTCAACCCACGCCAGCAAATACGGCGTCTCGCCCTCATCGAGCGCGATCTAGACGCCGCACCCAAACCCAAGCCGTCCAACGCACCAAAGCCTCTATCCACGGTCAAGCCGTCGGGAAGTAAGGGATCTGTTGACCCTTCCGACTCGGCAGCATGGATTCGTGAGCAGAACCGCTTAGAGGCGTCTGGCCGACGTTAATTCATAGGCTCTCATCATGACCGCAACCCTCAAGACCTCGCAACTCATCACCAACGAAGTGCTGCGTATCGCGCATAACAACAGCACGTTCCTTGGCAACATGCGTACCGACTACCAGAAGATGTATGCCTCTGGTGGCTACAAACCCGGTACGTCGTTCGCCATCCGCTCGCCTATAAAGTTCACGACCCGCAGCGGCCCGACCGTCAACATTCAGGACGCCAACGAGCCGACCGTATCGCTCACGCTCAATCCCGAGCTGGGCATCGACTTTGACGTGTCCGACGTTCAATTGGTGACCGCCATAGGTAACGGCGGAAGCCTGGATGCGGACTTCAAGAACCGATTTTGCAAGCCTGCCGGCATGCAGATCGCTGCCACGCTCGATTACCAGATCGGCCAGCAGATTTACAAAGGCATTTCGAGCTTTGCCGGTACGCCTGGTACGGTGCCGAACGCCGCACAGAACATTCTGGATGCTGCTGTGCTGCTCGATAACCTGGCTGTTCCACGCGATGGCGATCGCATGGCCGCGCTCACGCCGCTTGCCAACAGCAAGATCGTGGGCGGCATGGGCAATCTGTTCAATGACCAGAAGACGGTCAGCGATCAGAACAAGACCGGCTTGATGAAGACCAACCTCGGCGTTGACTTCCTCATGTCGCAGAACTTGCCTGTGCACACGGTCGGGCCGCTGGGTGGAACGCCTCTGGTGAACGGTGCCAACCAAGGCATCATCAACACCGGCACGACCGATAACCCGCGCGCCGATACTACGTCGCTGGCTACAGATGGCTGGACGGCTGCTGCTGCACTTCGCCTGAATGCTGGCGACGTGATTACGCTAGCTGGTGTGTTTGGTGTCAATCCTGAGACCAAGCAAACGACGGGTGCCTTGCGCGAGTTCGTGGTCACCGCCAACGCATTGTCCGATGGTACCGGCGTCGCCACCCTGGTTATCGCTCCGGCCATCATTGCGGGCGGTGCGTACCAGAACGTGACGGCTCGTCCTGCCGACAATGCCGCGATCACGGTTATGACGGGTACGGCTGCTACGTCCTACGCGCAAAACCTGATCTGGCACAAAGACGCCATCCAGTTTGTCTCGGTCGATCTTGATCTGCCGAACGGTATGGATATGGCCTCTCGTGCGTCGTATGACGGCGTGTCACTCCGCTTTGTTCGCGGCTTCGATATCACCAATAACCGTCGTATCTCGCGTTTTGACATCGTTTGGGGCGCCGCACTGGTGCTGCCGGACTTTGCCGCTCGCTTGACCAACTAAGGAGACCGTCCGTCCCGGATTTCCGGGGTGGGCGTTTCTTTCGGAGAGACACATGGAAAAGTTACCAAAATGGCTATATCACCCTGAGCAGGATGCCAAGATTGTGCACACTCAGGATGACGTTGACGAACATTTATCGGAGGGTTGGGCTGAAACGCCTGCTGCATTCGAGGAAGATACTGCCAACCGTGATGCATTGATCGAGGAAGCGAAATCCCTCGGCATCGAACCGGGCCCGCGTTGGGGCGTGAAGCGTCTGCAAAAGGCTATCGACGATGTCAAAAGCAATTGACATTATCAACCGCGCCTACACGATTGTAGGCACGCGCGCGTTGGGCGAATCGCTCGACGGCGAGTTGATTTCCGACGCCTTAGGCGTACTCAATTCCATGATCGACTCGTGGCGCACTGAGGATTTGTACGTGTCCACGGTAGCTGAGTCGATTCTGCAACTTACGCCGGGTCAGCAAAGCGTCACGATTGGCCCGGGCATGCAGATCGATATGCCTGTGCCGCAGAAAGTAGAAGAAGGCGCGTTTTGTCGTTCCAGCGGGATTGATTATCCGATGGATATCATCCAACAGATTCAGTATGAGCAGATTCAACTGAAAACTGCGCCGTCGAGTTACCCGAGCGCACTGTTTTATAACCGTGGGTACCCATCCGGGACGATTTACCTGTTCCCCGTGCCTGCTGGCTTGTTGGAACTGCATCTTCCGCTTGCGCAGCAGTTGATCGAGTTCGTAGACGTTGAAACGGATTATCCTCTGGCTCCGGGTGCGCGTAAGGCGATGGAATACTCGCTGGCCGTGGAATTGCTGCCCCCAGGGCGTCAACTGTCGAACGTCACCATCCAGATAGGTGCCAATGCTCGCCGTGTTCTGAAACGCAGCAACCACCAGACGCCCGTGCTCGATATGCCAATCGGCATCGACACCAGCGGTCGATTCAACATCTTGTCGGGTATCGGATGAGCGGTCAGAACGTCATTCCGCTGCCGTTCGTCGGCCAAGCGTACGAAGCACGAAGCCTGAATCTGTCGGCGCAGCGGTGTGTGAATCTATACCTGGAACCGGGGTCAGGGAAGGGCGCGCAAAACGCTCTATTCGGCACGCCGGGGCTTACTCGCTTGCTGCAATTCCCCAACGGCAACGTTCCGGTGCGTGGCGCCGAGGTATTTCACGGCTTTCTGTGGGTGGTGGCCGGAAGCGTCGTTTATCGGGTTGATTCGAGCTTTAACGCGGTCAATATTGGCAGTCTTGCCACCTCGACGGGTCCGGTATCGATGGCCTACAGCGAGACGCAACTTGGCCTCGTGGATGGTGATCGCGGCTATTACTACGATTTTCCCTCATCTACGTTCGCGGTTATTGCCGATCCGCTGCTGCCATCCGGTGCCAAGCACATTACCTATCTGGCCGATCAGTTCATCGTTGAATCGCCCAATACACAGCAGTTTTCATGGTCTGCACTGAACGACATTACCTCATGGCCGGGGCTGAACTTTGCGTCGGCTGAGAAATCGCCTGATCCTATCGTGTCGCATGTAGTGAACCTCGGGGAGCTGTATCTTGTTGGCTCGCTGACGACCGAGATTTTTATCGCCGACTCACAAGGCTTTCTGTCTGCCGGCAACGCCTTCATTCAGCAGGGATGCAGCGCGCCCTATAGCGTGACGAAGATCGATAACGGCCTGATGTGGCTATCCGCTGACGATGCAGGTCAAGGAATTGTGGTCCGTGTCGATGGCTACGTTGCCAGGCGTGTATCCAATTACGGCGTAGAGCATGCCATTGCTGAAATGGCGAGGACGGGCACGATTGCGGACGCCGTGGGTTATGCCTACCGGCAGGAGGGCCACAATTTCTACGTGCTGAACTTCCCATCGGGGAATCAGACATGGGTGTTTGACGTGACGACACAGGCATGGTCCGAACGTCCTTCGTTCGATAGCGTCACCGGCCTGTTCTCTCGCCATCGCTCCAACTGCTACGCGGCGTTCGCCGGTAAATGCATCGTGGGCGATTACGCGAATGGTCGGCTCTATGCGCTGGATTTGGATAACTTCACCGATGACGGCGCGACGATCTACCGGCTCCGTGCTGGTCAGACCGTCAGCAAAAACCAGCAGCTATTGACCTTCGCATCGTTTCAGGTGGCGATCGAGGCCGGTGTGGGACTGGTCGACGGACAAGGTAGCTCGCCGCAGATGATGATGCGCTATTCGAATGATGGTGGACACACGTGGAGTAAGCGTCGCACAGCATCAATGGGCAAGATCGGCAAATACGGACACCGTGCAAAGTGGGATTTCTGCGGCGAAGGTCGAAACCGCGTGTGGGAAATCAGCGTCACCGACCCAGTGAAAGTCGTAATCCTCGGCACGTATGCGGAGGTGGCGTAATGGCTGATGCCTATCAGGTTCAAGCACCGCAAGGCCAAGTGCCGATAGCCGCCACGATGGTGCCCGAGCTTACCTATCTTCGCTTCTTCGCATCGATCATGCGCGCTATTGGGCAGCTTCAGGGAGGCACTAGGTCGCCTCAGGACGCGTCCGCCGTTGCTACCGGTGCATCGCCATTCACTTATGTTGCTGCGAGCGCTGGAAGCCTGCATATCGCAGGCGGAACGGTGTCCGCTGTCGCGCTCATTCGCGGTGCTGCAAGTTACGCCATCACACCGGCCACCGGCCAGATCATCCCCATAAGCGCAGGCGATTCGGTGAAAGTCACCTATACCGCTGCGCCAACCCTTAATTTCCTCCCGAGATAACCACTATGAAGCATTTCAACGTCCTGGCTCGTGGCCTGGATACGGGGCCGCTCGTTATGGCAATTGCGCGTCGGCCTGAGTTGTGGAAGGAAGATACGTACCTGCGTGACTACCCGCAGGGACCGTTCGGCCAGGTGGAAACGATCATGCTGCGCTTCCCGGTCAAAACGGTGAAGGAAACGCAAGCCGAAGCGGACGAATTCATCAAAACGCACGACATGCACGAAAGCATCGATTACCCGCCATACAAGCTCCTGCACGAAGCGCGCCCGATGGTCATGAACCTGATGACTCGCGTTGCGGGTGAGCGTTTGGGCCGCGTGATGATTAACAAGATCATGCCGGGGGGGCGCATCTTTGCGCACGCCGATACGCCTGCGCATTGCGAGTACTACACACGGTTTCACGTCGTTCTCCAAGGCCTGCCAGGTGCCGTCATTCGATGCGCCGACGAGACGATGAACATGGTCACCGGTGACGTATTTTGGTTCAACAACGCACTTGAGCATGAAGTGACAAACAACAGCGCCGATGAGCGTTGGTCAATGGTGGTCGACGTGAGGACTTCACGCTAATGCTTACGCCCTGCATTGAATCGTTCGAAGAGCGGTTGCCCGAACTGAAGACGCTTCTACCGATGCATTACGCGGAGCTTGCACTCAACCAAGACACGGTGCCACTTGATCCGCAATACCCCGTTTACATTGATCGTGAGCGTCGCGGCGAACTCATTTTTGTCACCTTGCGCGATGCTGGCGAATTGGTGGGCTACTTCATCGGCTTCATCGCGCCGGGGCTGCATTACCAAACCTGCCTAACCTGCCACATGGATATATTTTTTATCCGCCCTGATCGTCGCGGCGCACGTGGTGGCGTGATTCTGTTCAAAGCAGTTGAGAAAGAATTGAAGCGGCGCGGCGTACAGCGTTGGTTCGTCGGCTCAAAAGCACACAAGGACGCGTCTCGACTATTTGAGGCGCTCGGCTTTCATCACGTCGAAACGACGTACAGCAAGATGTTGGGAGATTGATATGGTCGCAGCAGCCGTAGGAGTGGGCACCGCCGTAGCGGGGATGGCAAGCGCTTCCATGTCCGCAGACGCAGCCAGTGGCGCAGCCAAGGTTCAAGAACAAGCCGCC